GCCTTGCAGGTTATCTTTGGAAGACCCGTGATCGTGATATAGCAAACGTCTCACCTCGTGAAGAGATGCGCCGTTTGGTTTGTCTTGTTCAGTGGTTGGTTGTATATGCTGTTGCTATCTACTGGGGTGCAAGTTTCTTCACCGAACAGGATGGTACATGGCACATGACAGTCATTCGTGATACTGACTTCACTCCGTCACATATCATTGAGTTCTACATGAGTTACCCAATCTATAGCGTTATCGCTGTTGGATCTTTCTTCTATGCCCGCACACGTATTCCTTACTTTGCTCAGGGATACAGCCTTGCGTTCTTGATTGTTGCAATTGGTCCATTCATGATTATTCCAAACGTTGGACTTAATGAATGGGGTCACACATTCTGGTTCATGGAAGAACTATTCGTAGCACCGCTACATTGGGGCTTCGTGTTCTTTGGTTGGATGGCTCTAGGTGTCTTTGGCGTTGTGCTACAGATCCTAGGACGTGTTCATGCATTGCTTGGTAAAGAAGGTTCTGCCTTAATATCCTAATACAATAAGAGGAGCGGGATTAGTTTCCCGCTTCTTTCTTTATTGATCTATAAACAGATCATATGAACCCTTCCTTATTCATTTATAGATCATTTATATGTAAACAAGGTGCGACAATATGTCGCATTGACTCGCCAGTTTCCTTCTGCTATAATACGTTATATTATGAAAGGAATGTGCTATGCCTAACTGGTGTTCTAATAGTCTATCTCTCTCCCACGATAATCCTGAGATGATTTCCCGTGCCAAAAAGGCATTTGAGGAAAACCGTTTCTTTAACGAGTTTGTTCCTTTGCCTGAGGACCAAGAAAAAAACTGGTACGACTGGCATTGCGAAAACTGGGGTACCAAGTGGGATATTGCTGAACCTTTTATTGGCCTTGAAACATCCACAGGACTTGAGGTTGGTTTTGACACCGCATGGTCTCCGCCTATTGCTTTCTATAAGAAAATGGAAGATTTAGGTTTCACCGTGTTTGCTTCATATCGTGAGGAAGGTATGGGTTATATTGGTGAATATGCCAATGGTGTTGATGAGTGTTATGAGTATGATTTTGCCGACGATGATTGGCGTAATCACTTGCCGGAGCACCTTGTCGAGGAGTTGGAAGGTGAATATGAGTTTTGGAAAGAATATCAAGCGGAAAACTCAGAGGTAGAATAATGTCACTATATGACAACTTATTAAAAGGAAATTAAATGGGTTTATATTCTTTACAAAAATGTTTCTATTCTATTGAAAGAAATGTTATCAAATCGAAGAAGAATTTTTCGATGTCTGACGGCGCTGGCCCGTTTGGTTATGATATACATTTTGCTTTAGAGGTCGATTATCTAATTGAAAAATATCAATGTGATTGTTTTGTCGAAACAGGAACAAATTCAGGAGATACCACAGATTATATTTCAAGATTATATCCTTTTATAGACGTTATTACCTGTGAGACAGATGATTTACTGTTTAATTTTTCAAATGAAAGATTATCAGCAAGGAAAAATGTTACTATTTTAAATGAGAGTAGTGAAAAGGTTATTGAAAAATATAATCGTCAACGTAAATATAATATGCCTTTTTATTATCTTGATGCACATGGGGAAGATTATTGGCCTTTGGGTGATGAATTGAAAAATATTGAATATGGTATCATTTGTGTATCGGATTTTTATATAGGAACAGAAGAAGAATATGGATATGACTTTTATAATAACGTTATCTGCGATAAAGATATTATTTTAAAAAATACTAATCCTTCAAGCAAAATTTATGTAAACAACTTTATTGATACTATAAAAAATTATCCTTTTCAATCATTACAGAATCTTAGAAAATCGGGTAGAGCATATTTTACAAAGAATGTGAATGAAGATTATTTTAAAGATTGTAGTTATTTTATGGAAATACCCTACTAACGAAAATTGAGGTTTTCTATGTCTATGCACCTATTACATCCTTGTTATACAACCAACAATACCCGCAAAAGGAAGGCCAAGAAACCTTCCAAATCCGCAAGAGAACATGAGGCATGGTTAAAATCCATTGGCCTTCATATATCTCAATTGCCTAAGAAACGCAAAGCAGTAAACAGTATCAAAGAATGTGCTGAGGTTCTAAAGGTAGACCGGTCAGATTATGTTTCCACAGGTATTAAAGGTACTAAGTATGCCTGTGCCAAACGTGGTGTTATGGCCAATCTACACAAAGAACCTCAGCATGTCCAGGATGAAATCTTGGCAAAGGCCAAACGTGTTATGCCGTTGTATAACAAAGGTGGGCTTCAGGTATTGTCCGAGTCTGATGATCTCAAAGCATTGAATAAGGTGGCAAGATGAAAATAGAACTTGATGGTGATACGGTATCCAATATAGTTGTTCAGGATCTAAAAGGTTACCATGAGATTATGAAAGACCATCCAGAAGAAGATGGTGTTTGTAATGCTATTGAGATTGTATTATCACACTATATGAATAGACAAGATTATATAACATGGTATAAAGATGTGTATGGACCAAAGGGTAAAGAGATTGACTTTGGTGAAGATGTTGGATTGGAGATTATAGAATGAAACCTACTGCAAAATTTTTTATAGAAATGACAAGATGTCACTATAAAATTTATAACATGACAATCTCGGAAGAGATACTGGATCGTAATGGTATAGGTGGTGTCAGTGAAAGTGTGAAAAGTATTTTCTATGAACTTTCTCCAGAAGATAGAGAGAAGCATTTAGTAGATGAGTTCACCACCGATCCACAACTTGGTAAGATACAGGAAATTACAGATGGCTAATATACATAACGAATGTACCTTTCTCAAGTATGAAGGTATTAGAAAAGTTGAAGAGAAGTATAACGCCAAGTATGTGTTTGAGTCCTGCTTAAAGATGAAGAATGGTAATTGGTGTAATATGCCGGTTGCTATCTTCTATACCGAGACTCCGCATCCACAAGGTTCAAACTATTTCGGATTATATCGTACCGATACTGGTGAAATGATGATTACCAATGGTATCTCTGCCACTGAACCTTTCAAGGCCATTCAAGTAGGAGATAACATTTACTATTCTCGGTATCGGCATGATTATCGTTCATACGGTAATTTCTTTGTTGATGGTGGACGTGATTATATTCGATATGGTGGCGAACCTTTTGGTATTATATCACAAGTTGGCCTTCGTGTGAATAAAGATAAACTGGAGATTGAAAATGCCTAAGATTGTATTAGTTGAAACCGTTAGCACCTTTCGTCATATGTATGCGGTAGAGGTCAGGGATGAAGATCCAATTGAGTATGCTCTTGATGATGTGGTTATGTTTGCCACTGGTGAATTCACGGCTAAAATGGAGGAATTCGCACAGAAACATATAGATGAAAGTATCTTTTCTCACCGTGAGATCACCGAAGATGAATACCTAAAAATCTTTGATAAAGAAAATGACTATCTCAAAGAATGGACTGCTGAAGAGAAAAAACGATTTATCTACAAGCCTAAATAAAAAACTATGGTAGATCCTTACGTTCAAAAACTAATCAAATGGGCCATGATATTACTTTTCTTTGGATATGTTCCGATGAATTGGTCGCTCAAAATATTAAGACATAATGGTTTCTTTGAAGTCGTTGGGTCTGCTATTGGTTTACAATGAAAAAATGGTATGAAGATAAACCATTTACCTTTGGTATTGTGTTTATCATTTCATTCATTTTTTTAGATGTGACGGACGCACGATGGTTTATTCCACGTATGCGGCCTGTATGTAACGGAGAGATAACAGACCAACAAGCTAGAGCATGTTCCGGGTGGATCAAAAAGATCAACAATAAGGAACAAAAAGATGTTCGAATTACTGAACGACGACCTAGAGGACTGTATAGAGATAATTCGCCAGATGTCCATTTGCGAGAGCAAGAACGAGCAATTGAGACTTTTGGCGGAAGAGAGAATAGATAAGGCAGACATAGAAAAAACGGTTGAACTCTGCCAACTTTTGTGCTATTATTATGATAAGGTGAAATAAGAAAGGTAACTAAATGTTTCTGGCGGTAATAATTATAGGTGCTTTAATACTAAGCGCCACCTTAAACACAGCCATTAAAGGTTATGTTTATGACAGTGTTTTGAGAGATTCAGAAGTAGATGAACCAACGACTGGTATGTTACTTACCGCATTTGGTGTTATACTTGTCAATAATCTAATTCCACTTACATTAGGTTGTGCTATTGGCCTTTATGCTATAATGTGAGGTAATATGTTTAATGAATATGCAAGTATCGCTCAATTGATACTAGACTTCGTTTTATGGTTTGCATTGGGAGGTTGTGCCTTCTATATGATAGTTTCAACATTGGAGTATTTCAATGGACCAAAAGACTGACGAAGAAAAAGATCGTGAATTTACATTGGAGATGGCAGAACATGTCTGGCAAAAAGTCAAAGGTTATCCAATTCCCGACTGCTACAGCGAAGAAGATCGACTCAGCATCTTCGAACGTTACTACCACCGAGCAGTCTCCCAGTCTCAAGGAGAGTAAATACTGGATTGAACTAACTGGTTCTATCATAGGAACCACAATCATGTTTACTCTATTTTATCTTGCAGGAAAGGTAATTCATGGATGAAGAAAACGTAATTGGCATCCAAAAGATGCGAGAAAGTAATAAGTTTCATCGTTTCAACCTTGAAAAGGAATGCGATGCTTATAAGAAGGCCTTAGAAGATATTACTAAGGCTAACACGGTTGGTGAAATGCTTGACATTGCTTACCGTGTATTATCGGAGAATAGATCATGAAAGAGTTAGTATTTGCAGTTATTTCCATTTGCCTACATTCAGGTGAATGTGAAAAACATCAGGTGAAGATTGAACCTAAGGTTTGTCATTTGAAATCCGCACAGGCACAGGTACCTGTCCTTGGTGAATGGAAAGATGCCACGGTAACTTTCAAGTGTTAAGAAAAGACTTGACACACCTCAAAACTACCTATATACTTAAAATGATGCGATACAAAATATATTAGAAGGAAGTTCAAATGCTAGTAGGAGATAAACTAGGGTATCCGGCCGCAAATGAAGCATATTGTTTATTGACCGCTTACATTCGTGAAGAAGGTAAGATTGGTGCCAAATACAATAAGGAAGATTTGGAACAATTCGTAAAGTTCCTTGCCGAGATATTAAAACATCCAGAGAATTTTACAGGCGTTGATCGTAAGAAGAAAGAACGCCATCCAGATGGATCATTGAAATTGCCTGATACCGCAGAACACGACGGTACAGGTTTAGCATAGAAGAAAGGTGAAAATTATGAATAAGTTATTTCTAGCATCAGCAATCGTCCTCGGTCTTTCCGGTTCGGCATTAGCTCTAACCACACATGACGAGACACATAACGGTAAGACAGTTGCCGTTCCTGGTGCACAGCATAGCAAAGGTGTATTTGCTCCTGCTGCACAGGTTACACCACATGGCGTAGTTGCTACTGCTCCAGTTGGTTCTGATGTTGATGTTGACGTTGATGGTAATGATATTGAGATCGACGTTTCACCAAAGACCCGTGGCCTTCTCGGTGTTGGATTTCTTGGACTATGAGGAAGGTTATAGTCTTTGCTGCTATTCTTTTTAGCACAATGGCTCTTGCCAATCCTTACGGTACATACTATAATCCAGTCCAAGATCCTCCTTTTGTAGGAGATTGGTCGGTGCCTGTTCATCGTGGTATGTATTGTGTTCAAGGCACATGGCATTACGGTTGGCTTCGCCCTTGGGAGAGTAGTCCTGTAATCAAACGTTCTTGTGGAACCGCTATTTACCAGATACAATAAATAGTATTGTCTCCCAGACAAGTGCTACGTCCATGGGGCCGACGTTAAATGTCCCCACCTCTTTGCGGAGGTCGTATAATGGTTATTACCTGAGGTTCCCACCTCAGAATGTGGTGTTCGACTCCCACTCTCCGCTCCAATTCTACTAAATAGGCCGCCCAATTTCGGGCATCACTATGGAGTATTTCAATGACAAATTGGAAAACTACAGTTCTAGCACTAATTCCATTGGCTGCTTATGGACTTAAACTTGCTGGTGTGTGGCCAGATAGCATTCCGCTACCTCCACTAGACCAGATTTGGCCAGCTCTACTCGCAGTAGTTGGTGTTGGTGTTGCTGCTAAGGACGCAGGTAACTAATTTTCTATTTGAGTCTTAGCATCATCTAGGTATTTTTTTATGGCATCGATGGAGTTCTTACAACGAGTATTATTCTTATAGAGTTCTACTATTGTTCGGGCTACTTCGGTGTCATTTAGGGTTCGCCAGTTAGGCCACTTTGTCTTGATTGGACAGTCATACATTTCATCTGGAGGTGTGATGACTTGCAATCTGGTTGTTGGTGTTGTAGATTGACAGCCGACTAGCAGTAGTGAAAGGATAATAAGTTTCTTCATTGTGACAGTTCCCTAATAGTTCTTTTGAGAACCTCTGAGGATTCTTTATCATCTTTATGCGTATCAAGATATACATCAAGGCCTTTGAGAGTGTCATTCAAATAGGAATTCTTGTCTTTCATCTCAGCAATAAGTTTATTGCTTTCTTTGTTTAGTTCGGTTAGATCATTAATGACTGCTTCCTGTAACGCCAACTCTTTCTCTAAGGATTCTACTCTTGCCTGTGCTAGTGTGGCCTCTTCAATGGAATTTTTCCAAATGTATATTCCGCCACCAGCAATGATAGCCATAACTATTGCTAATGCTAAATTAATTGTCCAATTATTAATCGGTAACATCTTGACACCTCCACACAATCTGCTATAATATATAGGTATAGAGGTTAGAAATGATTATATGCTCCTGTAATATCATTACCGAAGATAAGATCAAGGAATGCCTTGATGGTAGAGAACGCCAACCATCTGTTGGTACTATTCTAAAGGAACTAGGTTGTTCGCAAGTGTGCGGTACCTGCTCCAATAACATCGTGAGTATAGTGAGAGAACATTATGGTAGTATAGAGATAACTACTGACGATCCAATCTCAAATTTTATCCAAAGAAACGGTAAATACTGTCATCTGTGAGGAAAATATATTATGAAAGTATCAATAGGCCCATATTATAAGTGGTGGGGTGTTTACCAAACCGTCGACCTACTACAAAAGATAGGTGTTAGCGAAAAAACCTGTGAAGATATCGGTGATTGGATTTGTGAAAATACTCCTGCCGAGGATTTCTTTAACTGGATTCATGAACTGAAAGGTGAACGCAAGGTAAAAGTTCGTATTGATAACTATGACACCTGGTCTATGGACAATACACTTGCACACATTATCCTTCCTATGCTCAAACAACTCAAAGCAACTAAACACGGCTCTCCTCTTGTTGATGATGAGGATGTTCCAGAGCATATGCGTCATACCTTTATCAAAGGTCCTGATGATTGGGAAACAGATGACCGTTGGATTCATTACAAGTGGGAATGGGTTCTAAATGAAATGATCTGGGCATTTGAGAAAGAACTTGATGAAGATTGGGAAGATCAGTTTCGTCACGGAACACCAGTCTATAAAGATACATGGTTTGATGATGATGGCAATCACTATCAACAACTACAATTTAAACAGACTAATCCTGATTATTGGGTTGACTATGATAAGATTAAAGAGTATAATAACAGAATAGATAACGGTTTTAGATTATTCGGTAAGTATTATAGAAACCTATGGGACTGAGGAGATAGAAATGCATTTCCATGAAAAGACTATGACGATTTATGAAACTGAGTTTAAGCAGCGTGCCTATGATGGCAAGTGGGAACGCATTGGTAAGATTGCTGATGAGGATAACTCTTACACTTTTATTAATGAATACGGCAATCGTGCCGCTACCACACCCTTTAAGTGGATTACACTTGGGGTTTATGATTACTTAATGGAGATTGTTGACTAATGGCTACAGTAGAAAACTTAAAAATCATCCGTATGCTGACGGGAGAAGAACTTATTGCGGAACTCGTTAGTGATTCCGAAACGAGCATCGTTGTAAAAAATGCCCTCCGTATTGTTGTTATGCCTTCAAAGACAGATCCTAGTTCACCAACGGTAGGACTAGCACCTTATTTACAGTTTAGTGAAGATAAAGAGTTGACTTTGAATAAAAACTGTGTTATAACTACAGCATCACCAATCACCGAATTTGTCAATCAATATAATTCGGCATTTGGTGGTCTCGTTGTTCCTAACTCAAAAATTATTACACCTTAATGAAATTTTACACAAACGTTGAAGTATGGGGTGGTAGAATCCTATATCGAGGTGTTGAAGAAGGGAGAAGGGTGCGGCATAAAGTCGAGTATCACCCTTCTCTTTTCGTTCCTTCACAAACACCAACAAAATATAAAACTATCTACGGTGAATATGTTGGCAAGGTAAAACCTGGCAACATTAGAGATGCCCGTGATTTCGTTTCCCAATATGATAATGTTGAGAACTTTAAGGTATATGGTAATACTCGTTATCAGTATTGCTTTATTGCCGATGAGTTCAAAGGCGCTGTTGATTGGGACATGTCTCTTATCAAAGTTGCCAATATCGACATCGAGGTTGGTGAACCACCAGAAGGTGGATTCCCTGAACCAGAACATGCCAACGGACCATTAACAGCAATCACAATCAAGATGGACGGCCGATTCACTACACTCGGTTGTGGTGAATATAATAATAAGAGAGATGATGTTGTTTATATGAAATGTGCGGATGAGTTTGACCTTATCCGTAAGTTTCTTGGTTGGTGGCAATCGGAATATCCTGACATCATTACAGGTTGGAACGTCCAGAACTTCGATATTCCCTATCTTGTTAATCGTATCCGTAAATTAATGGGAGAGAATGAGGCTAAGAAACTTTCTCCATGGGGTGTAATCAACGATAAGATGGTTGACCTTGGTATGAATAGAAAGATTAAGTCCTATTCTATTCTTGGTATTGCTACACTTGATT